AAACATTTCTTTTATAAACAATTGTTTCCTTAATAATTTCATATTGTGTGTCTTTTAATGAATCAAAATTCCAATATTTTTTTAATAATTTATCATAACTTTTTTTTAGTTTTTTATCTTCTTTATCTGACAATTCATTCACATCTGAATCATAATCACAACTATTATTTGAATTATAATCACAAGAATCATTATCTCTCTTTTTATTATATTCATCACTTTTATCATAATCATTTTCACTATCATAATCATAATTATTATTATCACTATTATTATCATCAGTATCACTACAATCATGATTTATTCCAGTTGTTCCACTTAATAATTGATTTATTAAATCTTCTTTCTTTTTGTTTTTTGATATTTTTTTATTGTTATCTGAATCACTAGATTTACTAGATTTACTAGATTTACTAGATTTACTAGATTTACTAGATTTACTAGATTTACTAGATTTACTAGATTTACTAGATAAATCATTTGAATCATTTGAATCATTTGAATCATTTGAATCATTTGAATCATTTTGTTTTTTTAATTTGGTTGATTTGGATGATTTAGTATTATTTGATTTTGAAATTTTATTTTTATTATTATTTTTAGTTTTAATATCTTTTATATTTGTTGTTTTTTTGAGTGTATTAAAACCGAAATCGAATTCTTTATCAATTTCTGTGTTTTTATCATCTGAACCACAGTCTGAATATTCATCATCACTATTAAAAAATTTCATATGTAATATAATATATAGTAAGTATATATCAATTTTTATTTATATTAAGTTAAAAAAATTTGAAAAAATTTGAAAAAAAATAAGATAAATTAATAAATTATTATATTTATTAAACAAATGGATAAGGATAAACTACCTTTTATAGAAAAATACAAACCAAAAAACATAAATGATTTATTACTTGATGATTATATTGAAGCAAAAATACTAAATATAATTGAAAATAAAACATTAGAAAATTTAATTTTAACAGGACCACCAGGAGTAGGTAAAACTTCTGTAGTAAGATGTATTGCAAGAAGTATTTATTGTAGAAAAAATAAAGATATGATTTTTGAATTAGATCCAAATGAAAGAGGAATAAAATCAATAAACGATGTAGAAATATTTTGTAGAAAAAAAGGTGCAATTATTGATGGATATTGTGATTCTAAATTATTAATTTTAGATGATGCTGATACAATAACAACAAAAGCATTAAAATCTTATGGTGCATTAATAAATAAATTTCCAAAAACTTTAATGATATTTACTTGTAATAATTCTGAAAAAATAAATGAATCAATTCAATCAAAATGTACAGTAATAACTTTTAGAAAAATACCTTTAGAAAAATATTTAATAAGAATGAAAAGTATTTGTGAAAATGAAAGTATAGAATATGATGAAGATGGATTAAAATATTTATACAGAATTTATAATAATGATATTAGAAAAATATTATCAACAATGGAATTAATTTCAGTTTCAAATAAAAAAATAACAAGAAGTGTAATTGATGAAATAATACCAGTTCCTCCAGAAAGTGATATTTGTGATTTAATGACAAATATTATAAATAAAGATAGAGTAAATATTATAAAAATGGTAGATAATTTTGAAAGAAGAGGATTTTATTGTTTAGATGTTTTACTAAGTATTATAAAATATCATGAAATATATAATATTGAAAAGAAAGATAAAATTAATATTTTAAAAAAATTGTCTTTAGAAGCTTACGAAATAAGTAAAAATGATTCTGGATATCTTCATTTAACAGCAGGTTTATTAAAATGTATTGAAGAATAATTTATTTAATTATTAAAATATACAATATTTATATAATGGATTTTAATAATATTTGTAATATAACAAATGATTTTTTAACACATTATAAAAATATTGACTATTGTATATTTGACTCAAAAACACAAAAATTTGTAATAAAAAATGGAAAATTATTAACATTAAATTATTCAATTGAAAAAGAAAATAATAAAATAACAATACAAATTATTGATAAAGAAAATAAAGTTAAAAAAAAGATTGAAATCACTATTAATGAACAAAATACAAATTGGAAAATATATTTTTATGGGGATGAAATAAAAGAATTTGATGAATATAAATACAAAATAAATAAAGATATTCTTGAAAAGATATTTATAGAATATTTATTTTATGATATGTTTGATAATTTATTTATTTGTCCTTTTAATTTAAGTAGTTTGGTGTGTGGTAGACTTGGAAATAATTTATTTTCTTATGTATGGTTATTATTAATCCATTTACAAATAACTAATAATGAAAAAGATATGTTAATATTTTCTAAATACACAAAAAAAAATCGACCTAAAAAGAGATTTATAAAAGTTTTTGATATTTTTGAAAATATTAATTATGATTTAGATAGAATTTATATGAATATTAATGAAAATGATGAAAATTATAAATTAATACGAAAAATTAATAATTTAAACTCTTATATTAGTAATCCTCAATATGAATTATTTAATAAAAAATTTTGTTTATCAGATTTATATACTAGAGAAATAATACATTGTGAATTAAAAGAAGATAATAATATTATTATAACTAATTTTATTGAAAGTTTAATAGATAAAGATAATTTTGATAAAATAAATAAAAAAAAAAAATTTTTTGAAAATGATATTTCCCTTCATTTTAGAGGTTCTGATTTTTGTATAACACACGAAAATAATTATAATTCTAAATTATTTTTAACATTACATTTTAAATATTATTATGATTGTTTAGTAAATATTATAGAAAATAGTGAAAAAACAAATTTTACTATAAATATATTTTGTCATTCTCATGATGAATATATAGTTTATATAATGAAAATTTATTTAAAACAAAGTTTAAAAAAGAAGTTTAACGATGTTAATTTAGACTTTAGAACAGAAACATTATTTTTTAATAAATTCTTTTCTGGAAGAAATGATAAATTAAAAAATTTAATGGAACTCGAATTAATTTATATTATGGCATGTCATAAATATTTAATATTAAGTAATAGCAGTTTGTCATTTTGGTCAGGATTTATATCAAAAAATAAAACTTTATATTATGTATATAATGATCCAGATCATATAAAATATGATTGGATGAAACCAAAATATTATATTAATTTTTATCCAATTTTTTATTATTTAGAAGAAATAACCATAAATAAAAAATGTATAAATATTGTAAAAGATAAAACAGATAAAGAAATTAAAGAATATATATTTCCATGTTATATAAAATATACTCAAGAAAAAATATATAAAAAAAAATGTAATGATAATGGATCAATAAGTTATCATACATTTTTTATTATGTTATGTTTAGTATATATTGGTAATAAAATAGAAAAAGATAAAGTTAAAGAAGTAATTGAAAATATTCATGTTAATACTTTAAAGACTGATTTTGAAAATAATGAAAATAGTAATTCACGTGAATATTTAAAAGATATATGTTATGAAATATATTTAAATATTATTAATACAATAAAAGATAAACAAATAAATACAGATAGTGATTTTATAAAAATTTTAAGAGAATTATATTTTAAACCTGATACAAATAGTAAGAATAATTATCTTGTTATTTTAATAAACTCTTTACATTACAGTAATAACTTTGAATTGTCAATTAAAAATATATGTGAATATATAATAAAAGTAAAATATATTACATAATAATATAATACAAGTTATTTAAAAATTGATAATTATAATTAATATTATAATTACTTATATGATTGATATTTTGTTACAAAAACATAAAATATACAAAGATGTTATTTACAGTTCAATAGAAACAACTTATTTAGCAAATCTAATTATTGATACAGATATATTTCAAAGATTAAGACATTTAAATCAATTAGGAGTATGTTTTCTTATATTTCCAAATGCAAATAATAAACGTTTTGAACATTCTTTGGGTGTATATCATTTAACTGATTGTTTAATAGATAAAATAATAAAAAATTCAAAAAAAGAGCATTTAAATAATGAAATAATAAAAGTTCCGTTTATAAAAAATTATTTAACAAGAAAACATTCATTACCAAAAGATGGATTAAAATTTTATGCTCACTTTAAAAATGAAAGTTTATTTGATGATTATTTAATTGAATTAATTAAAATAGCTGGTTTAGTTCATGATTTAGGTCATGGTCCTTTTTCTCATTTATTTGATGAATGGTTAAAAGAAGATTCTGAATTACATGATAATCAATTATTAGAACATGAAAGTAGATCAAAAGCTTTATTATTAGAAATATTAAAAGATAAAAAAGTAAAAATAGAAGGAAAAGATATGACTTTATTTGATTTTATTGATGAAGAAGCTTATAATTTTATTTGTGAATTAATTGAACCAGACAATACAACACCAGATAATTTTATTTTTCAAATTATTTCGAATATTAAAAATGGATTTGATGTAGATAAATTAGATTATATTTTAAGAGATTCTTTTTATTTGGATCAAAGAAAACCTTATAATTTAGATTCAATAATATCACAATGTGCTGTTGTTGGAGGAAAAATGTCATTTCCTGAAAAATTATCACCAGAAATTCTTCAAGTATATTTAGCAAGATATAATTTACACAAGTTGTATTATAATCACAAAACGGTTGTTTCAATAGAATTTGTTATATTAGAAATATTAAAGAATATTGATAAACTAATTAAAATTAAAGAAGATTTTAAAAATATGTCATTAAATAAATTTAAAAGTTTAAATGATAATGTAATTTTATTTTTTACTAAAAGTATTAGATTAATGAATAAAAAAATAAATGAACAAGAAGATGTATATTGTATTAATAAAATAGATGAATTAATTTCAGATTTAAATACAAGAAATATTCCAAAATGTTTATTTTTAACTTCTTTTCCTATTTATCAAGAAAAACAAGATGACAAAGAAATAAACCCTGAAGAAAATGATGATTTTAACAAAGGATTCATTGAATCTTCAGATAATGAATTAGAAGAAGAAATTAATGAAAATGTTAATTCTAAAATAATTGTTATGAATAATACTGAAACAGAATTTGAAACTGAATTAGAAACTTTAAGAGATGATGAAACACTTTATGAATTAGAATTAGAAACTGAAACAAATGAAGAAGATGATAAAAATAAAGAAAAAGATAAGAAAAAGAAAGATAAAAATAAAATTAGAAAGAAATTAAAAGAAAATATTAAAAATAAAGAAAATAAAATTAATTTATTTGATTCTATTGATGAAACAAAATTATTAAAACAATGTTCAGAAAGAAATAATGTTCCTAAAAGTAAATTGAAAATTGTTAAAAAAGTTATTGGGTTACTAAGTGGTGATAAATCTCATCCATTTGATAATATGTATTTCATTAATAAAAAAAATAGAGCAGTAAATATTCCAAAAACAAGTATTTCAATATGTATGCCAATTACACACAGAGAAGAAATATTAATAGTTTATAAAATGACTGATAATCTGTGTTCAAAATAAAATTAATTAATGAAAAGAAGTTATATTATAATATAAAATGAGTAATATTTGTATAGATTTTGGAACATCTAATACTGTTATTTCATATATAGAAAATAATAATGTTAAACAGGTTTTAGATATTTTAAATGGAGATTCATTAATTTCTTCTTCTATCTGTTTTGAAGAGAGTATTTTTGATAAAAAGATTTCAGAACTTGTCCCATATGAAGATTATATAATTGGAAATGATGCAAAACAAAATCAAAATGAACTTTATTTTTATGAATTTAAAAGATTTTTAGGTATTTCAAAAAAATCAGAGTCTATTTATAAAGACTTTTTAGACAGATATTTATATAATTATGAATTAGGTTACGATTTATTATATTTTGTTTTAGAGAAAGATAATAAAAAAGTAAAAATATCAGTAATTGAATTAACAAGATTATATTTCAAAGGGTTATATCAATTATTAAAAAGACATTTTAATATTACTGGAAATATTACAATTATATTAACTTGTCCAGCTTATTTTAACGATTTACAGAGAAATCAACTAAAAATAAGTGTTGATAAAACAGGTTTTGAAATTTATAAAATATTTAACGAACCAACTACAGCAGTTATTTATTATATCGATTATATGAACAAAATAAATCAAAAACAAAAAAATAAAAACAAAGATAGTAATGAACAAAAACATAAAGAAATACAAGATAAACAAGATAAACAAGAAATTAAAAACAATGAAAAAGAAGAAATACAGATGACACAAAAATCGTTAACTGAAATAACAAAGAAGGATGTTGAAGAAGGGAATAATATTTTTATTGTTTATGATATTGGTGGTGGAACGATAGATGTGACTGTTGTAAGATATATAAATGATGAAAATATATGTGAAGTGATAGATATAGATGGGAATAGTTCTTTAGGTGGTATTGATATAAATGAGTTATTAAAAGAATATATTTATGTAAAATACAAAATTGATTCAACAAATAAAAAGTGGAAAAGGAAAATTAATAAATATACTGAAGAAATTAAGATTAGTTTATCATTTAAGGATTCTTTTAAAAAAATATTAGAAGATGTTCCAATTATAAATAATTTATCAAATAAAACAGAAATTGTTGAAGAGTTAAATATACAAATAACTAGACATGAATTTAATAATTTAATAAATGAAACTGTAGATAAATTTTTAGAACCATTCAAAAGAATTTATAATAAATATGAAACAAATAATATTATATTAATTGGTGGACCTCATAAAATACCTTTAATTTATCAAAAAATATGTTCATTAACAAATAACAAAGCAAAAATTATTGATGATAAAGAAAACGATAATATAAATATTTATAAAACAATTGTTTCACAAGGAGGTTCAGTTTTATATAATTATATAAAAACACAAAATTTATATATACTTGATATTGTTCCAATGAATATTGGAGTTTGTGATGGAAACAATGACATGGTTATAATGATAGAAAAAAATAAAAAAATTCCTGTTTCTGTTGAAAAAACATTTACAACAAATTATGATTGTCAAAGAACAATTGAAGTTGAAATTTATGAAGGAAACGAAATTAATTGTAAAGATAATATTTTAATCGGTTCTTATCAAATAACAGGGATTCCTTCACAACCTAGAGGAACAATATTAATAAAATTAAAGTTTTCAATAAATAATAACGGAATTTTAAACATTTCTGTCGCTGGAAAAGAAGTTATTGATGAAAAAACAGGAAAGGGAGGTAATTTTAAAATAGATGATAAAATAAAAATAATTCCAACATCAATAAGAGATGATTTAATAAAAAAGTTAATTGCTAAAAAAAAATCTTTAGCTTTAGAGAAAAACAATAAATTATAATATATATATTATTTATATGAGTAAATATACTGAAATTGAAGACGATGAGATAGATGAAATAACAAATAGTTTATTTAAAGTTTATTCTTCAAATAATAATTATATTACCAAAAGGGAATGCAAGAAAATATTAAATGATTTATTTAGAATTCTTTTTGAACATAAATTATCTAAAAAGAATTTTGATTGTATTTATTCTCACGTCAAAAAAGATGAAAACGAAAGAATTAAAAAAGAAAATTGTGAAGACATTACAAGAGCTCTTATTGTAGCTTTTAATGTAAATTTAACAATAAACAATGCTTCTTTCGATGATAAAATATGTATAAAAATAGGTAAAAAATTACTTCCAATCTATTATTATATAAAAAAAGAATAAATTTAAAGAATTATTGTTCTTTATTTTCTAGATACTTATCATAAATAGTAGACAATTTAATATTTAAAAGAGTATCTCTTTCAAAATCAACACTAACTACATTTGAAGGATCATCTTTAAAAGAAAATGACCATTTTTTGTAGAAAGGATAATTTTCAGGATAAAAAATATTTCCT